CATAACTATGTGCATAAGACTGAGATCACTCAAGGGGTAATATTGATGTGTACCCCTGACAATTATTTTCAAAAGTTTCAAGTTAAAGGAAAAGAGTTTGTTAAATATCAACATCAATTTTTAGAAAGGGTAAGTAAATACTATGAACAAAAAAACAATTAAGTCTGTTGAAAGACGAATATTGAAGTCCATGAGAGAAGACGAAATACAATTGAAGCTGTTGTTAGGTACGGAGACCGATGGTGTTCCGGAGCGACAGCTGGATGGACTTATGATCAAAATAGAGCAGTTTCTTGGTAGAATTATGGTCAATCAGAACAAGCTGATGTTGCTTCAAGACATAAAGGATGAGTAGTGTGATATATATGTCACAGTTTTATGCCTTATTCCTGCCACAAGTGACAAGGATCAAGGGACTGGGATTTTATAAGAAGTGAGGTTTTATGCGGTTGATCACGAACCTATAGGTTTTTCAAAAGTATGAAATCAGTGAATCAGCACTTTGACTTCTTTGTGATCTGGTGATTTCGTGATTAGTAAGTAATACCAATGATTCTAAGGCAACTGCTTAAATGAGCCTTGTGATCCAACACTTATTGAGCATAGGGGCCGCGCGGAACTTTTAGGTCCAAAAATTAGAAAAAATATTCTAGAAATGCTATAGGGGTAGAGTATGATAGGTAGAAACAAAAATTGGACTGGTCCTTCGGACTGGATTAAGGAGTTTAACAAAGTACACAACCCAGAAATTTCCTATGTCAAAGAAAAAAAGAAAACCAAGAACACGAAGAAAACAAGTCGTTCCAAGTCAACCGAACGAAATCCCGTATTCAAAGTACAGGATTGAGTGGATGGATATTTTAAGTGACAGTGGTTGGGCGGATGAAAAACAGTTTAATAGAATGAAGTTAGCTTTTCCTGTTAATGAAGGTTGGTTGTTTAGTAAGGATAAATACACTATTAAAATTTTTGCTTCTTATGATAGAGATGAGGATACGAAGGATCTTACTTTTGGTGATAGAACTATGATACCTTTGTCTTGTGTTAGGAAGATGATTAAGTTAAAATAAGGTGGAAGGAGACAATTATGGCTAAAAAGAAAAAAAAGAAAATAGTTAAAAAGAAAAAGAAAAAAACTAAAAAGAAAACTAAAAAATCATCAAGATAGTACGGGCTTAGGTTTTTTATCCTTAAGGTCTTTATCTTTAGATTTTGGATCTAGTAGTAAAGTATTATCATCCACAATAGTGGTGATTCTTTTATCTAATTCATCTTCAGTAAGATCTTCAATCTTACCTGTTCTAATTATTTTTTGTTCAATATATAATCCACCTACAGCTCCTCGTGCTTTTTCAGCATTAGTTGCTGCTGAGAATGATCTTGATTTTTTAGCATCATCTCTAATTTTAGCTAGTTCAGCCAGGTGTCCACCAAAGGAAATACCATATTTTTTATATGTTTCTTCTCGTAGTTCTCCAATGTGTTTGAAGACTAAAGGATAGTATTTGGGATTTTGAAGTTCACTTGCTTTCTTACGAAGTGTTGCATTGTCTCCTTCATATCCTGCCTCCTTTGCGCACTCATAGGCGTATTTATGACCTTCATTGAATACTAATATTTCAGCGAATTGACGTTGCATAGGCGTGAGTCTTGCAGGTAATCCTGGTTTCTTTTTTTGTGGTAGATTGTCCATAATTTTTTGGGGGTTGCTTCTGTTAGTTAACCAAAACATCTAGTTGCTTTTCACGGTTAATTTATACCAACATAGATCCAACCACCCGTTGACAATATATGCATATTGTCTTATAAAGTCAAATATGAAAGATGATCAGGAAGATACAGATTTAACTAATCGAATGGAGGAACTAAAGAAAAAAGTTAGAGAAGCTGAAGGAGAGCTCTCAATTATTAAAGGTATTGGTAATAATTCTCCTGAGATGAAAGCTCTTCAAGCTGAAAATGAGAGATTAAAAGCAGATTTAGCACGGTCTAAAGAGGAGCATCAATACGATAATATGGTTCATCAAAGAGAATTAGAGTCTTTGAAAAATCCACTTCATAACTTAAGAAATAAAGGTTTGGTGTAATGCTTTGCGGTAGAGATTTAATTATGATCTTCGATAGATTCGTAGGTCCAAAGAAAGGGAGCATGGTGGCTCAAGATGCTCGAGTTCAAGTCAGAACCCCTGACGGAAAACATTATGATGTTATGGGTGTGAATTTAGTTGAAAATAAAATTTTAGGTGCTAAAGAGACTCATAGAATAGTGATTTCAACGCATGAAGAAACAGCGAAAATGGGATCTCCAATTAAACTTTTGTAAGCATCTGTTACCGTCATTATTTTGATGAAACCTGAAACAAAATTATGGCATGAGCTTAAAAGAATTACACCACAGATTACATGGACAAGGCTGGAAAATACTAGCTTACTTGGTACTCCTGATCTGTTGGGCTACAATACTAATTCCCACTTTTTTACTGTTGAATTAAAGGTAACATCCGGTAACAAAATTCGGTTCAGTCCACATCAAATTTCATTTCATATACAACATCCAAAGAACACTTTTATACTCTGCAAGAAGCCTAGTCAGGCTGCTTGCAAATTGTTTCCAGGTGCCAGTATCCTGGCCCTAGTCAAAGAGGGATTCAAGTCTCAAGACGCTTGCTGCTTGTCGCTTGATGCTTGCAGCTTGTGGCTTTCGTCGCTTGGTGCTTGAGGCTTGTTGCTTGTAGCTTTGGTTGCTTGTCGCTTGAGGCTTGTTGCTTGCAGCTTCATTTCTTCAAATTCTTTTAACCATTTCGGTGTTAGGAAATTTTTAACCGGTCCAGCCATTAGTGTAATGGATATGCCACATTCGGGACGTCATGATTCCAGCAGCGTCTACAGCTGCCGCATTCATTGCCCTGGTCCCGGGCTGGACACGTATTGCCCGCCCGAACCACGGTCGACGTATGGGGCCAGCTCTTGACTGGTCCCTGGTCTATCATATGCGAGGACACACGAATGATTAAATTTTTTGGTACAACCTCAGGTTGCATGAGTCTTAATAGTTTTACTTCTCGTGTAGGCATCCAGTGACTGGTCAGGGGGGTGCGCTTGCAGACTTCAAAAATTTTTTTAAGGTGATCAGCTCCCTGCAGGTCTCCTGAGTCATGCCACCTAAAGAAGGGGATCTTGCGGCTGTAGTGAGTTATAAGCAGCGTCATCGCCTGAACCCACTGTGGGTGTGTTAACGAGCTCAACCTACGGTTGAGCGCTTCTTTTACATTTTTAAATCTATACCGGCCCTTCATGGCGTAGCAACCTGCACACACTGAACCCTTCACGGCCTGAAGCTTGACGCCTGTCACACACCGCCAGGCCGGCAGGTTATATGCATAGCCCGGCATTTTAGATGGCGAGCTCAGGCCGCCGGTTATTTCTTTCGCTTCTTTTAAATTCATAATCTTATATAATCCTATAACACTAGTTTGTCAAGCGCTTGTTGCTTGTTGCTTGTTGCTTGAAGCTTGCCGCTTGCCGCTTGTTGCTTGTGGCTTTATTTTTTTTTTATTTTTTAGCCGGTAGCGCGCTGCCGCGCTCCCGGTATTCCAATGTTTAACTGTCACTTTTTTGCTCTATTAAATATTCATTTTCAACGTTGTCCAGGCCTTCAGCCATCCAGCTGTGGTCACCATCATATTCATAGAATTTCTGGTTGCCTTTGCTGTCCTCTTTAAACAGGACTACTTTCCAAATTTTAGTTGGAAGTTTGTCCCATTTTTTAGTTTGCTTTTTTCTTGGCATTGCCCCCCTGCATCATGATATCATCAGTTGGAAATTTTCCAGATAACAGCGCTCCAATTTGCGAGATCATCTTAACCTCAGCGTGTTTCTCGTGTTTGTCTTTGTATTTGATATATTCCTTGTTATCTTTTACAGATTCAAACTTAGATTTATATCCAATATATCCATCGTAAGCGTCTTTAGGTCTTAAACTTTTACTAGTGGATACATTCCATTGATTATCTTTGAATATATAAATATATTCAATATGGATATCTCCTTGCATATCATGCATATACATCCACTCATCTCTATAGGTTCTGGCTGGATCTTCTTTCCTGTCCCAGTCTCGACCGTAAAAACTACACTCGCCAATGGTATCTCCCAGATAACTGGCATCTCCATATTGAAATAGTTCTTTGGCTAAATCATAATGATTGTATGAATCAACCAGACATTTGCCTACGCCGTAGGGATAGCCGTCCGAGTGTACATATATAACTTTTACTTTTTTTGTTTTTGGATCTTCTATTGCTATATTTGATCTTGTACTCATTTGTCCTCTCTTTCTTCTGGTATCTTATATTATCCCAGATCTAATGTCAAGCTTTATTTTTGCTTGTAGCTTGTTGCTTGTAGCTTATTAAAAATCAAATGTTGGCCAATACCATTCATCAAATTCTTCTTTTTTCATAACCCACATCATAACATAAAATCCCAGAACTGTCAAGATAATTATTTAAATAAACTTCTTGACAAATCCCAGAAAATAATATATACTAGGGGTGGGTGGTCGGGATATATAAAAAGGCAATTCAATCATAGGTTGTATCGCTGAATTTTAGGACTTGACAATTATTATGGGATAGTATAAGATTATTTTATATGCAAAAAAAGAAAGAGGAAATAAATGAGTAGACTAAGACTAAATCAAGAGTATCGGAACAAGATTGGAACTCGTATGAGAGTACACCTTGAGGCAGAAGATACTCAAGAAAAAAGAAAATATGATGATCTAAAAGCAGATCAGCTTGAGATCAATGACAATGCTTGGAACTTGGCGAAACAAATTGTTCGTAGGCATTATCTACCAGAAGATATTGTGAAAGCTAGATATCTTCAAGATAAGTTTGAGAATGTTGATACTATCCAACCAGATAGTTGTTTTCATTTTCATTACATGGGCGAAAAGGAAGAACGAGACTACGACAACAATGTCAAAATTGTTCCAGCTACTATTGAAAAACATTTTGACTTCCGATTAAATGGTAGCACAGATGTTGAGAATAACTCAAGTCATACTTCTGATAGTGAATATGGATATGCTTTATTGCGTGATGAAATAAAAGCGCAAGAGGGTTGCAATCCAGATATTCTCATTGAACAAGATGGCAAAGATCAAAATCCACATCTAACTAAATATAAAGACGCAAACGACAAATATTTAGGTGATGATGATAAAGGTTATGGCAAAGAGTGGAACGACAAATATAAACTAGATTTAATTGGTCGTGAATATTGTCGTGACAGATCAATAGCTTGTAGCGAACAAGAGTTCAAAATTCTTGTTGCATGGAAACAAGCCAAAGGTCAATTCATCATAGCACATTATAAATGGATTAAATCTGTTTTAGAACAGATGAAATTTGTTAAAGATGTTGTCAAGAGTTATAAATATCTTGATGAGGCTATTGAGTTTGCTAATGAGAGTGGACTAGCAATAACTGACGCAGAAATTATAAGAACTAATTCAACTGGATTAACTTTTTATAATCCTAAACTTGCGTCAGAACATTTAAAATCCATGAAGAATAAAACTGTTAGTAGAGAGGACAAGATTGCTTTTAGGAAGAAATATGAGCAAGAAAATAGTTTAAATTAACTATTGACATTAATGGGATTATGTGCTATAATCCCATTAATAATTAAGAAAGCGAGGAAATATGAAAGCAGAAAAAGTTGAACAATTACTAAACGAGTACCCACAGTTTGTTATTTCTTACTATGCTAAAAAACATGGTAAGATTATCAATAGACAAGGTACTTGGACTAAACCCAATACAGATACATTAGGAAAACATTTTGTTTCAAAAGAGGGAAACGATATATTTGTATATTGGGATTTAAATGCTCCAGCTAATGACAATGGAAACAAATGGAGACAAGCGACAAATCCAATTAGTATAACAAGAGAGGTAGCATAAATGTTTGGAAAAGATAAAAGCGCAATCTTACACACCAACTTAATTGTTAAAGTTAGAAAGTATCAAAACACAGAGCCTTATTTTAGTTTATATACTGTTCCAGCTATAGCAGATGAAACTAAAGCAAGAGAATCAGTTGAGAAATTAAATGAGTTGGCTCAATTAGAAAACAAAGACGGCTGGCAAGAGGAATATTATTCTGTCAGCATGACTTTATAATGTTTAAAGATTTACTTTTAATAATTTTAGGCGCCATATTTTCTGGCGCCTATTTTTACTGGCAAGATTATAAAGATAAAAAAGAAATAAAAAAACAAGAGAGGTTAAATGCAATCAAAAGAAATTGAAAATTTAGAAGAACAAACAAATATTCTATTTAAGATAGGGAACAAGTTAGAACAAAGAATTGCTAAACTTGAAAAAGTTTTAGAGAGCCATGCTAAATGTATTGGAGAAATGAGAGAGGAGAAAAAAGATGTATAATTTATTATTATATTTTGGACTATTTTTTATAGTTGGTGGATTTAGTTTGTTCTTATATTCAGAAATGAGATTAAGAGAAATTGATATCCAATTATTTAAACTTGAACAAAGAATAAAAGAGGAATTAAAAAATGGCTCTTAAATATTGTCAAGGTCCGAGTTGTCATACTTATCATACAAAGGATAGACTTAAAGGAACTAAACCAAACAAGACTTATCAAACTAGAAGGAGATCAGATTTTTATTATGGCAATAGTAATTTCTGTTCTTTAAATTGTCAGAATGATTGGTTTCAAAAGTTTGGAGATCAAGCTATCGATCACTTCGGAAGAACAACCAAGCCTAAAATATTAACAGAAGAAAACGCGTGGGATAAGAAATATCGCTGGAATTATGAACGAAACAATGGAGAGGCTGAACATTATTATCTTAACAAGATAACAGATGAGCAAAGACCATTGACCAAGCAACAGTATGATGACGATAACTATACATTAAATACTTGACAATGATTGACTTATCATATATAATCCCAGATAACAAAGCGAGGAATATGAAAGATAAACAAAAGAAAATCCAACAGTTAAAATCTCAAATCATAGAGATTGAGAAAAAATATCCTTACAATCCTAGAAGTGATTTCAATGATGGAAGTCACGAGTGTTTTATGGAAAGTATTGGATATTATAAACTATGGAAAGAACTGAGAGCATTGACTAATGTTGAGTTCTTAGTAATTGATGGAGTATGGCAAGTATGAACATAACATATAACAACAAGACTTACACAATACCCAAACCATTCAACGAATGTTATTTTGGTAGTGAGCCAACAAAAGAAATAACAATCGGCAACAGGTTTAATGACCAAGATCATCAGCAGTTTGCAAAGCTACCAGCGTTTGCAGTTGCTATCTATGATACTATCATTGGCGCTGAAAGAGTTGAGGACTACAAGTTAATGCAACAAGGCTTAACTTGGTTTCAAAAAAACTTCACTAATGAATATTATACACTATTAGATTAGTGTCTAATCAACCATAGGTTGTGGCGCTTACCAGCGCCACACCTCGCTAGTGGCTTGGTATCTCATAGAGGTACCAAGTCCAATCCCAAAAAAGTAAAGTACGAAGTTCCTTAATCCCTATAAATAAAAAGGGGTCCCACTACTTTCTACTTTATTTCTTGATTTCGACAGTCATAGAGGTTAAAAAACGTTTTGGTACCATAAGAGCCACTTATGCTTGATATAAAAAATATTGTAAAAAAATTACAGGTTGAAAACCTGCCCCCAGAGACTAGACGCGAGTTAAAACGATACTTGGTCCAATTGGATAGGACCCAAAAACATACTAAAATTCGAAAAGACTTTTTGACTTTTGTAAAGCATATGTGGCCTGATTTCATACAAGGGTACCATCATAAAATTGTTGCAGAAAAATTTAATAAATTAAAAGCTAGAAAAATCAAGAGACTCATTATTAATATGCCCCCGAGGCATACTAAATCTGAATTTGCGTCTTTCTTGTTGCCTGCATGGATGATTGGCAACAATCCTAAATTAAAAATTATTCAAGCAACCCACACCGCTGAACTTGCTGTAAGGTTTGGTCGTAAGGCTAAACACTTAATGGACAGTGAAGAGTATAAAGAAGTCTTTCCAACACGTCTGATGGAAGACAGCAAAGCCGCTGGTCGCTGGGAAACAGCACAAGGTGGTGAGTATTTCGCTGTGGGTGTAGAAGGAGCTGTGACTGGAAGAGGTGCGGATTTATTAATTATTGATGACCCTCACTCTGAGCAAGACGCCATGTCCAAGAAGGCTTTAGAAAGAGCTTATGAATGGTACACCACAGGACCTCGACAAAGACTTCAGCCGAATGGAGTCATTGTTTTAGTTATGACTAGGTGGAATAAAGGAGACTTAACTGGAAAGTTACAAAGTGCACAAAAAGAACCTAAAGCAGATCAGTGGGAAGTTGTGGAGTTTCCAGCAATTATGCCATCAGGAAAACCCGTGTGGCCAGAGTACTGGGACTTGGAACAACTCTTAGGAGTTAAAGCATCTGTTTCATTACCGAAATGGAATGCGCAGTTTATGCAGAACCCAACTTCTGAAGAAGGCGCATTAATTAAAAGGGAGTGGTGGAAGAAGTGGCCAGAAGATAGAGGAGTTCCAAAATGTGATTACGTGATACAGAGTTATGACACCGCATATATGAAAAAAGAAACTGCGGACTTTAGTGCAATTACCACATGGGGTGTGTTTAGAGAGAATGAAGATACCAAACCAAATATGATTTTACTCGATGCCGTTAAAGACAGATTCGAGTTCCCTGATCTTAGACGCGAGGCCCTGAAGCTTTATAAATACTGGGAGCCGGAGATCGTTTTGGTTGAAGCTAAAGCTGCTGGACTGCCTCTCACATACGAACTTCGAAATATGGGAATCCCAGTTATTAACTTTACGCCGAGCCGTGGAAATGATAAGCATAGTCGGGTGAATTCAGTTTCGCCGTTATTTGAAGCGGGACAGATTTGGGCTCCAACCCATCTGCAATTTGCACAAGAAGTTATGGAGGAATGCGCAGCATTTCCCTATGGCGAACATGATGACCTT